TTGTTGTACTTATACCTACCCTTCCAGATGAAGCTATAAGGAGACGTACTGAGCCAGCAACGTTAAACTGCATATGATTATCTACATGACTATAAATTATAGCTCCTATACCAGTATTATCAGGATCACCAAATTTAATTCTTGCTAAACTATCATTTGCAGTTAAAAAACTCATGCCAACATTAGCAGTGGATTCTATTACTAAATCATTGGCATCACTAGCAGCCGTTACAGATCCAGCAGAATTACTGAAAACGTGTAACTGACCATCTGGACTTGCTGTTCCTAACCCTAATCTTCCACCCGTATCTATGCGCATTTTTTCAGAATTATTTACTTTAAAAGCTAAAGGGTCATTTGATTTTGCATTTACTGAGCATAAATTATTTGTTTCATCTGCTTCTAAAAGCACATAGGGTTGAGTAGTGGAATTATCCCCTACAGCTATAGCTGTAAAACCACTATTTCCATAAACGTGAAGTCTTTGTGCTGGAGATGATGTTGCTATACCTACGTTTCCACCACTGGTTATTGTTAATCTTGTCGTAGGAGAAGCAGCACCATCAGCCGTTGTGCTAAAGACCAAACGACCTGGCATATCATTAGCTCCAGGTGTGCCATCTACTTCTGCTTTTATTTCCGCAGCTTGTGGATTTCTATCAGTTCCATCTGCTCCGAAGAAAGCAATCTGTCCTAACCTATCATCATCTTGAACAATAGTTGACCCGCCAAGTGAAGAAGCTCTTGATTTACCTAAAAGTAGAAAAGGGCCAAAATTGTTTGCAGCACTTCTAAAAATACCTATTGAAGCAGTAGAATCTGCACGTTCTATAAATAATTTTGGAGAATAACTACCAACAGTTCCACTTGTAACTCCAACAAGCAAACGCTGTGAACTATCAACTCTAATTGCTTCATTGCCACCAGTTTCAACAGAAACAGTATCAGCAGCAGGGAATCTTACAGCAGTATTAGTATCGCCAGCATGAATTATTTTATCTGCAATAGTTAGATCACTTGTAGATGTTATAGCTCCTGTTACAGCTAACGTACCAACAACACTTACTCCAGTATCAGCAGTTAATCTTGTTGTTCCTCCAGCAGCCAGACTAACAGTATTCGTTCCACCAAATATTCCGCTATCACTATCTCCAAAATGTATAGAAGGTGCTGAGTTACTTCCAGCAGTAGCAGCAACTACCCCCGTTAAAGTACCACCAGCCACTGCGAGGTAAGTACTATTTGATGTGGAGCGTTCTGCAACCGTTACCGCATTTAATCCAGCAGGGGTTACAACTCTATTTGTAGCAGATCCTGTTGTTGTCTCTGCATTAGTAGCTAACTCAGATATACCTGAAACTGTAGTTGTAGCAGTAGGTGTAGTAACAGATCCTGGACCAAATATTTTTACGATACTATTATCACTGGCTCGCATAAAGCCACCAATACTATTTATATTTCCGTTTACCGCCAGTTCACCAACTTCAGGAAGATCAGATGTACTTGGGGCTGAATCTTGAACAACACTATTTTTTAATTTAATCTGCATTGCTGTTAATTAACTGTCTTAAATAAAGTGTACACGATTTTAATAAGTTCCTCCACTAAGTACTGCGACATTGGCAAATTGACCACTTGCTTGATACGCTAATATCTGTCCTGTCTGTGGACTTGATACTGTTACATCAGATAAATCATTAAGACTAGAAACACTTCCAGGGCCTGATAATGTATCAATCCTATCCCAATTGTCTGGTCCCATACATAAACACCAATCACCTGCATCAAAGCTAGTATTTGGTACAACTGCTGTTCCGTTACCAGGAGTTACACAAACAAAGTAAGCACCAGTTAATGATGTGGTACCTGCTGGAATTGCGTTAGTAACTGTAAAACCTGCTGATGTTCCAAATGCTGTTAAAGTTGTAATCGTTCCATTAGAAGCATTAAATGTACCGCAGAATCTAAGGTTTTCTTCCGCTAATCGTCCAAAACCAACAGAGAAGAAACTGTTACCGTTAAATATTCTTAATTGTCCTGTTGATTCTTGTAACCAGAAAACACCTGAAGGTAAATTACTAATATCAGGAGAGGCTTCTTGTATAAATCCAGTAGATAAACTTGCCAGCTTATCCATTGTTATAGAATCATTTGCTAGGAAATTCGTACCAAACTGTCCTGTTGTAATTTTTGTAGTGGCAAGATCAGGAATATCAGTAGCAACTAAAGAAGTACCAGCAGTAACAAAACCTTGATTATTAACTGTTACTTTTGTATGAGTACCTGCGGTGACACCTGATGTCGCAATTGATAAAACTCCAGAACCTGATATAGCTAAAGGAGCAGAACCTGCTGGAACTGTAATACCACCAACAGCGCTTGCAGTGGCTACAGGTAAATCAGAACCTACAAGAGCAACAGTTGATGTGATTAATCCTTGAGCATTAAAAGTAATACCTGATCTTGTTGCACCAGTAACAGCATTGTTTATAGATATTGCACCTGCATTTGTAACTGCCAAACCACCTGACGATGGAACGCTTACACCACCAACTGCTGATGCTGTAGCTTCTGGTATATCACTAGCAACTAATGCTGCTGTACCTGTAATTAATCCTTCATTATTATATGTAATACCATTTCTTGCTGACGCTCCACCTGTTACTGCATTATTAATTCCTAAGTTATTTGATGCTACATTTAATGACCTGTCAAGAGTAAGTGTATTTAATTTTGATGCTGTTACAGTACCATTTTGTATTTTTGTTCCTGATACTCCAGCAATTTTTGCATCTAAGACTGCACTATCAGCAATGGCTCCGCTTCCAACTGAGTTACCTGCTAATTCACTAGAACCAATAGCGTTAGCAGCAATCTGTGTTGCAGTTATAGTATCATCAGCAATCTTGGCAGCAGTAACAGCGTTGTTAGCTAATTTTCCTGTAGTAATATTTAAGTCTGTAACTTTTGCAGTCGTAACAGCATTTGATGCAATCGCTCCACTATCTACAGCATTGTCAGCAAGTTCTGACGAACCAATAGCATTGGCAGCAATATGACCAGCAGTAATAGTATCAGAAGCAATCTTTGCTCCTGTAACAGCAGTGCTGGCAATAGCAGCAGTATCTACCGCATTATCCGCTAACTCATTTGCAGTTACAGCATTATTAGCAATTTGAGTTGCAGTGACAGAAGCAGATGTTAACTTCGCCCCAGGGATATCACCATCACTAAAATTAGTCTTAGCAAAAGTAACAGCACTATCAGCAATCTTTGCAGTCGTTACTGCTGTTGCTGCTAGTTTACCTGTTGTAACATTTAAGTCTGTTATAGCTGCTGTATCTACTGCATTATCTGCAAGTTCACTAGAAGTAATAGCATTTGCTGCTATTTGTGTAGCCGTAATCGTATCATTTACTAACTTCGCCCCAGCTATAGTTGCATCTGTAATTTTTGCATTGGTAACTGCATTATCAGCAAGAGAAGCCGTTACAATTTGACCTGCTGTTAATGGATAACTAAGTGCTGTAGCTGGTATTGATGCTGCATCTACTAATCCAAAAGCACCTTGTACTAAGTTTTTTGCAGTTATTTTCTTTGTTTCTGTTGCACTAACATCAGCAACTGCAATCGGGTCTGTTGCTTGCAGGTTGGCTGAACTTAACTCTGGTAGTTGTGTAATCTGTAGATCAGCCATGTTAAATAACCTTTAAGTACATCATAAATCTAATTTTAGGTATCTTCAAGTAAAATACCATCTCCGTCCTCTTGCAATATTTTATCACTATTCTCTAATAACAAGAATGATGGTGGAACTCCGTTATGTAATCTTATCTCACCATTCGTTACAAATTCTATTCTTGCTTCTACCAATCCACTTGCAGGTACGCTAACAGCTACATTAGTAACAACGCACATTGATTGATACCACACACTATTTGTAGATTGACTTGGATCGTAATAGACATAAAACCTACCTTCAAAATCTGCTCCCTGTTGCATACGCACCAACAGTTGACTTAAATAAACAGGAAATTCTGGGCTAGAAAACTCAGTTGTGTCATTTTGAAAGTTTCTATGTTGCCATATTGTTTGTATCGTTCCCTGTCCTGATATAAGTCCATTTTCATATTGTCTTCTAAATTCTTCTCCTAAATTTGTTACATCAACGGTATCTCTTGTTGTTGTAATTTCAAATTCAGTAATTTTAGCTAATGGTCTAAACCTAGTATTTCTGGTGCGTATTAGTATATCTTTTGTAGACGAAGGTGCTGTTAATGTAAGTGCATCTGCAACTTCACCAGCCAAGGCAGCAGCAAACGTATCATATAATTTAATCCCACCAACATCATCAATATGAATATATTTACGAAGATCAGGAAAATTATGACCAGACAATAATTCTAAATTACTTTTATCAACAGTATCTATTTCAATCTGATCGCCAGTAATTAACGATCCAACAACATTCTCTACTGAAAATCTTTTCTTAGTTGTATTAACATCAGCAGGGTTTAAAGATGAAGCAATGTCAGAATTTAAGGCATCACGTTTTAACTCAATAAAACCTGTCGATCCAAAATATATAGACATTTATAAAGCAAGGCCAGTAGGTGCTCCATTTACTTCAAAACTAATATCTGCTGCCATAACTTCACCAATAGAACTTGTCATACTAAAGCTACTAGGTATTGCAGAAAATTCTATAAATCTACCTTCAGCACTACCATCTTTTACTTTTAATTTAAAAGTAATTGCAGTACTTTCAGCATTAACACCATCACCTGCACTACCACCAGTTTTTACGATGTTAGAAATTATAGTGCTTAATTGCCCAGAACCACTGCCAGCACTGTCTTGATAATAATAAATACTAGCACTACCTGTATAGCTTCTTGTTCCTGGAATAATAGTTCTATCAGTATCTTCTAAAGAAACAGTTTCTAAAACTGCTTGGTTAAATGAAAAGGACCAAGATCTTACTTTGGCAGCTTTACTACCATTAACAAGTAATTCACCATCCTGTCCTGAGTAAAAGCCAGCCATCGTATTAAGTAAATTTTAAATACATTCTAATCCCCATCGAAGCAAGCGACAAATTTACATTGCACATTGGATCTGCCAGGTCTGACGCTTGTAACGGTAGGAGGACCATCAAAACGATACCTTAATTTAAAACCATTTGAGTCTATTTCGGACATATTGTTAATTAAACTTGAAGAGTTAACACCAGCTAAAGCATTTCCAGATGTAAAAGATATGTAATCATAATCAGAATTAACTTCTTCATATAAATTTAAAATTAACAAGGCATTGTCATCGGTAATATTTGTGAATCCTAAACTTAACTTTGCGTCTGTCTGTTTATTTCCATATCTAAGAACAGTCTTTGTACCATTCTGTGCAACAAACTCTGTCTGTGGATACGTTCCGGGGGTATAACTCCTAGATGAAGGTTTTATATTAGGAAAAGGTCTTGAACTAGCCATTATAATCGGTCACTAAATATGTTTTCATCATACTTTAAAACTAACAATTTTCCATCTGATCGTAAGGGTTGATGAGTTCCTGTTAGCTGTACAAAACCTTCTTCGGTATATGTAATAGATTCTATTTTATATATACGATCAGCAGTATTTGTTTGTTGAACTGTAAAAACAGCATTTCTAAATTGACTTGAAGCTCTACCATTTTCTGCTGTTAATGTTGCACTTCTTGGTTCACCAAATTCATTTCCATTGTCATCAAAAGCTTTCCAATAAAAAATACTTGCACCTACTGGATTTGAACTACCTTGAGATTGTATTACACCATCACCAGAAATATAACCATTTTCAAATCTATCATTATGAGTAATTTCAGAGAAAAATCTTATATGATCTCCAGGTTCTAGTGACATTGCAGATTCAGGTGTAGTTTCAAAACTTATTCCATGGTCTACGTATTTTCTAATAAGCAAAGCATATCTTGCAAATTTTTTAGCATGATTCTCTGATGTACAAAAATTAGACATATCAAAAATTTCTCTAGGATCGTTTTCACTACCACCTAATTGATTACCTAATTTTTCATCATAAACTTGTGTTTTAGGAAATCCATTTTCTACTTCTTCACGATATAAAACTCTCGCTTGAAATAATTGTCTTTCTTCAGGAGATAAGAAACTTACCTTAAGGTTTTTTGTGTTGCCGTCAGTAAATAATGCTTTTACTAAATCTTTTCCTAATACATCACGATTTATTCTATTGTTTGAATCTACAGGAACTGTCGGTGTTAAGGAAAACTGTCCTCCTTTTATAGTGAAATCTAATAAACAATAAGCTGCATTTTGATAGATAAATTCTCTTATATTTTGTTGCTGAGTAATAATTCCATCCCAGAAAAAATTATTTGCCTCACAAAATTCTGAAGCCTTTTTCATGTCTACTTTATTAATTTGGGTCGTTCCAATTAAATTACCTGCTCCATTTACACTGTCAGTTAATATGTGATATGCAATATCAGGAAATAAATTTGATGATTCTGTCGTACCTGTAATTAAATTTTCTACTTTTATTCCATTTTTTACATATAACGACAGTTGAGAAAAACTATTAAATTCTTTACTACTATTCATTTTTAAACCAACATTAGATAATGAAGAATATGGCATACTGGTATTTTTTTGCATTTCATTTACATAAGTAATCTGATGTTCTGGTTGATCTAAATGAGAAGGTCTTTCTGCATCAAATTTTATATAATCAGCAATTGCATCATAAGGATTTAAATTCTGACCTTCAGGCCATGGTTCTGTTACAAAAACACCAAAATCTACACTACAAAAAACATCTTCATTACCAAAAGAATCAAAAGGAATAGTAACTTTATCTCCTTCTTTATAACCAGTACCTTTATTTACAATTTCCCATCTCTTTGCACCACTGTCGAACAATTCAACTTTTAACTCTAACCCCGTACCAGAACCACCTGTAGGATTTACATTTTTTGGATAACTTGCAACCATTCCAGTATCTAAAGTTTGCATCCTTGATAAAACTACTTGATACTCACCAGCAAAATCATCATCTCCATCATAAATTGCTGATCCAGCATGATAGCGTATGCCTCCTTGTACAATAGAAAATTCTGTATTGTTTGCTGCAAACGCATCGTAATAAGGTCTTGCGGGCATAAATTTGGCTTGGCCTTGTTGATTACCTTCGTGATAAAAAGTAAGTTGAGTTCCCCTATTATTAAATATTCCATGACCAGCACGACCTACATTTCTTTGAACAACTCTTGATTCGTCATCTTCATTAGTATTATAAGCAGTTTCAAATGGTACATATTCTTCTTTAGTTCTTGGCGTTCCAACTACAAAACGATCAAAAGATAAAACTTTACCTCTACTTGCATCATCTGCTTCTGGTATTTCTCCTAAAAACCATTCAGGATTACTAGCTCTAGTAGGTGTTAATGGATAGTTTGATTGCCCATTGAAATAAACAGTAAATCCATCATTTGTTGTAATATGATCTAATGATGTACCTGTTAAAAGATTTATATTTTCACCTAAATAATCTGCTTTAACTTTATTTCCTGGGAAAGGTTGTAATTTAAATTCTCTTAATTCTTCATTAGTATGATTAATTCTTATAAAGTTATATTGAGGTTGAGGTGTTCTTCCTAAAATAGCAAAAGGTTTATCTCCTATTTCAGTCCATTCATCTTCTCCTACAGTTCTTGTATATAGCTTAAAAAAACTATATCGTTTTACGTATTTACTTAACTGACCTAAAGAAATATTACCGTTCTTTTTTTCATAATCATGTACGACTCCATCTCTTCCTGAATTATCAGGTTCACCATGATAACGATAAAATCCAGGGTGACTATTAACATTTGAAAATCCTGTTATCTGTCTATTAACAACAGATTTAATTCCTATTTCTGTGGTATCACATTTATAACTATTAGTAATAACTCCAATAGCACATTTTTGTATAAGCAATAATTCATAAGGATCATGTGTATTGGTTACTCCTCTAACTTGTACTTCTCCAGGTTCAATAATTTTAAAAGTAAATTGTTTTGTTTTATTTTTTTCCCATATTCCTCCACCCGGAATATTATCTAGATAAGTTTGAGTCAAAATTCCTATTGCCGTTCCAACAAGATATTGTTCTCCTATTGCAAGAGAATCGTCTGTATTTTCTCTATCGGCATTAACAGATGAAGCAACATCTTCTGCACCCCAATCACTAAAGTCATATTCATTATTTGGATCCTGGTTTGATATTTGATAAGTTATAAGATCATCTTTGACAGCATTAAAATTACCATGAGTTGTATTACCATTTTTTGCAACAACAGCTTGATATCTTGGAAAGTTAGTTTGTATTTTTTTTCTTTTTATTATTGTTTTATTTTTTACATCACCATCTAAATTATCTTGCATCAGTATTAATTCATAAGGCAACATAAATTTCATGCTGTTAGGAACTGGATTGTAATTACCAAAAACATTTTGAGTAGAAGGAGTACGAGAAGCACAGAATGTATCATTAACAAAACCAGCAGTATAATCACTATCAACTAAAGGTAAGGCAACATCATCTGTAGAAGTATTACCATCTCTATCTAGTTCTCGTTCTAAATTACCTTGAGGATATTTATGTGGCTCGTTTTTAAATAATCCATCACTACCACTACCGTTATACCAAAACAGCCTAAGTTTTCCTTCTGAGTAATTTTTTAATAAAATATCTCCTATTGCATAGCCATTAAAATCAGGACTTTGACCAAGTTCACCTGAAGATAAATTAAATATTGCTTTTATCTGTTGCCCTTTACCTAGACTTCTCATTTGTGACCATAGAAGTTGTGTATTAACACGAATACCACCAAAATTGCTATTATTTTTTGTTAGACGTTTAGCAAAAACTAAAGGGATAACAGCACCCATCTCTGCAAGCTCTTGTATCGAATCAAAACCTGTCTGCGGTGCAAATCTTCGTACTCCCTGCTGCCCTGCTGTAGTAAGACTAGGAGGAGTTTTAGGAGGCTTTGGTTTAGGTGTTAAAAAGTATGCAACAACAGTCAGAATTAAACCAATAACTATATTGGCTGCTACCGTTCCACTCCCTAAAAAACCTACGAAAGCAGCTACTGGACCATTAACAACGTAAGGAATATTGTCATATTCTTTTGGTCTTTTACCACTTTGGCTTGCTGTATACTCTAAAAATTTAAAATATTGTTCTGTAGTTAAACCTAACTGTTCACAAAGTTCTTGCTCGAAGGGTAATAATATTTTTCTATGTCCAAGTTGTCTAATGGGCTCCATCGAACCATCGACTCTCCGCAATTTAGCCATCCTTCTTCCCAGTAAACTGCAAGCCCATATCCAACATTAGATTTACATAATGCTACTGTACCTATCTTAAACTCTTTTGTCTCGTTTCCCCACTTTTCTAGTTGTTCTTTAAATATTCCAAAATCTTTTTTTCTTACCCGTTTATACCAATCTCTTGTAGGTTCTGGTGATGTAATTCCATAATATTTTAAAACTGTTCTTGCTAACGAAACACAATCTGCTGCATTATGTTTTATAGGATCAGCACCTAATCTATAACGTAAACCAATAAGTTGATGCGGCTTCATATAGTTTGTATATTTCCAGTTCGAGGTAAGAAACCTACAATAGATGGTGTAAAAACTCTATTCGGTGCAGTCGTACCAACTGCATCTATTGCACTACTTAGTAAGACTTCTATGGTTGTGGCATCATAAGCAAAAGAAGCAACAAGCCAATTTTCTACAGTTAATATTTCCGCAACTGTAAAATCACTATTCATTTTACAGACTTCTATCTTTGCATTGTGCCTTACTGCTATTGAATCTCTTATATGATTCATAGAAATAGAATTATTAGCTAATACTAATTGTGCTTCTAAGTTGTCACCTGATTTAGTTTTTGCTGCTCCTTGATATATAAAAGGTAAAAATGTATGTAAATTACCATTGTGTAAAATTGAATTAGAACCTGCTGTTAAAGTATTTTGATCTCCTCTTACACTGTTTTGAAAGAAACGATTAAAATTAGAGTCACTAGGTTTTGTTAAATGTAAAAAAGTAGTTAAATAGGTAATACTCATAATCCTAATGAAGCACGTTGACTACGAGAATTTTTTAAAGTAGATAAAGCTTGAGAACGACCAGCATTAGCACCTTGTTTTGCAGCAGCATTTATTATCTGCGGAACTGCATTTTTTGGAACGTATTCATCACCATTAAAGTTTAATGTAGGTCCTGTATATTCAACAACTGTATTACCCGATCCACCTGCAACTGTACCAGAGCTACCAGAACCACCTGGGATAACAGAACCACCTCTAGCACCTGCTGAGTATCTAGCCATCGCACCATCCATTTTAGAAGCTGGTATGACGTATTCTGATTCACCACCTTCACCTATCAATCCCATAGTAGGAGAATTTACAACACCTCCAGATTGAAATGCTTTAAATCCACCTGCTCTGTTATAAGCTCCTTGTTTCTGAAAAGGTATTCCAAGACTAGGCATATTTACAAAATCAAAACTTCCTCCTCCTCCACCGCCAAACATATTTCCAAATATGCTGCTAAATGCTTTATTTAAGAACATACTTGCAAGTTGTTTTGCTACATCTGCTAATACCTGTCCTAACGTCTTAGATCCTTCAATCAATCCCATAACAGCACTTGTCATATTAGTAGATAAAATATTTGTAATTTGTTCTTGAGTTGTTTTTTGCTCTTTTAATTTTTCATTTAACTTAACAGCATTTTCAATTCTTGTTATTTCTTTTGCATTTATCTGATCTATTTCAATACCTTGTGCTTTAGCAAATTTTAATTTTTCTTGTTCAATTCTTGCTCCTTCTTGTCCTAAAGTTAATGTATTCTGTAAAACTGTATTTTGATCTGTAATTCCTTTTATAGAATTATCTAAGATCATAGATCTTGTATTTTCAATATCAAGTAATTTTTGACCTTCTTCATTTGCTTTTTGTAAATTAATAATTTCTTTTTCTATATTTTTAAAAGCTTCTCCTCTTCTAGTTCTTCTATCTCCACTTCTACCTGTAAGCATGGCATCACGCTCTTGAAGAAGTCTTTGTACATTAGGATCTGTACTTTTTTCTGCTCTTGATAATATATTTACACGACCTAAAGCACTACCTGGATCTTGTCCAAACTTATTAAACACCTTTGCAAATCCAGCAGATAATTTTGTAAAAAATTCAGCTAAATTATTTGTCAGACTACGCATAGTTTCACCAAACTTTTGTAATTCTCTTACGCCTTCTTCACCTATAATTCCTCTCATTCTTTTCATCGATTCATTAAAAGCAGCTTGTTTACCTTGAGTTTGTTCTAATACTTTTAAATATTTTTCGGCTGGTGTACCAGCTAGTCCTATTGATTGAGTTAATGCCTGAATATCCATTGTTAATGGATTCATTGCTTGTCCTAACTTTGCAATACCATCAACAGCTTTTTGTATTGATGAAAAGGCAGCAGTAGCAGCAATAGAACCAGCAAAACCACCTCCAGGACTAATAGATTCTCCAATACCACCACCTAAACCACCAGCAAGAGCT